TTTGATTTGTTTCTCTATGTCATTGAAAAGGTTTGCAAGACCCCTTTCGTCCGATGTTTCTGGATTGTTATCATCAAACTCTTTTTGTTTGGAGTATACCTTCAGAACATCAGAACTTGGTGTAAATATACCAAGTATAAAGTCTTTGTCAACTACAAATTCATTGGATGTTGTTGATTTCAACCAGTCAGTGAGGACCATAGCCTCATGTCGGCGACCAAGACCATCAACAAAGTTCATGTATTTGATCTCCATCGGACGAAACAACTTTAGTGTTGTCTTGTTACTTTCTGTCAACTCAGCGATGAGATTGTCACCACTTTTCAGTTTCAGTATCTTTAGTCTATGCGACATTTAGCCCTCCTTTTAGGTTGATATTGATTTGGGCATATTGAAAACTTTCACCATCATATATTTTGAGCCTTTCCTCAAAGTGACGGAGTGTGTGGTTCTTGTATTTTTTCCAAGAGAGGTCATCTGCGATGTCATATAGTTTTGCAACATCTTTATGCTCCGACTTCCGCAATTGCCGACCTATGCTTTGCAACACTCGAATCCTGCTTTTGGATGGAGATGCAAACACAATATTATGTAGGCGTTTGATGGATACACCAGTGCTGAAGGTTCCATAGGACGCAATGATGACAGCATTTTCTGTCTTTTCAACGAACTTTCGAATGGTTTCTCTTTGCTCTGCATCTGTTCCTCCATGAACAAAAAACACTTGCTTATCTGGAAACTCCTTCTTCATCATCTGATGCAATACCTTTCCATGCTTTTCCACAAACTGAAACAGAACCAATGTGTTTCCTCTGAGGTTGTTTGTCAATCTACACACAAACCTATTTCTCTCTTCACACGACACGATGTAATCTATCTCATCCTGATATGTGGATCTTTTCAGTTCAGATCTCACCGACTCTGAATGCTTGAGAAGTATAGCATCTATCTTGAGTGTTGACAACAACTTTCTTTCCATAAGTGTCTTCGTCTTTGTCACCTCATACACAGGACCAAACAACCCCTCGATTACCAACTTGTGTGTCAGTGAACCATCAAGTGTTCCTGTTGTTCCTATACGCACAGGACAGTCCTCCAGTTTGGTCATTATTGAAGTAAGTGACTTAGCCTTGAAAAGATGGCACTCATCTCCAAACACAGCACCAAACTTGGAAAAGTATTCTTTGGGTTGCTTGTATATGCTTTGCCATGTGGAGATGATGACTCTCTTTTTAAGATCATCCTTCTCTATGCCAGACATTACTCTGTGACAGTTGGTTTCCACACACCACTTGTCATTCTTTGCATAGTCTTTGAAATCAGAATACAGTTGAGACACCAGACTTGTTGTTGGAACAATGATCAATATCTTTTTGTCTTTGGGTAGTTTATCCAAGTGATAGCGAACCATAGTGTATATCATCAGACTTTTACCTGAGCCTGTAGGAGAAACCAGAAGAGTTCTATTTGCATAGAGAGCATGACGAATGGCATCCAATTGATGTTCATGTGGTTTCATTGGAATCTTAAGTTTTTCTTCTGCATATGAAAGCAGATGCTCAGTTGTATGAGCATTTCCCGGTGGTGGTATCTTTGTTCCTCCTCTTGATTTCACAAACGTATATCCACGCGCATGGGCAAAAGACTCCACATAGTCTTCAAGACCTGCGTAGATCAACTGAGAAAACATATTGTAGAGTTTGATCTGACCATCCCATATGCGCTTGCGATATGCAGGCATGTAGGTGTGACCGGGAACTTTGAAAGTAAAATAGTCTGAGAGTTCTTTTGCAATGCCTCGCTCGCACCGAACTCTTATATTTACACTATCAACATATTCAACCAGTATATCTGTCATTCCCCAATATGTAGGGAATTAATTGCCGGCTAGAAATTTATTCCAATCAATCGCGTTTCGAATCTTGTTGTGACGATAGGTGATCTCCTTTACCACAGAATCAACATACTGACACAACTCCTTGTAGTATGTCACCTGTTCAGAAAGTGTAATCAGATCATCATCACCTTCCATGTAGATTGCCATGTCCTGCTTGAGAATCTTATACTCAAAAGGTTCCCAATTCAATCGTTGCAAAGTTTCCTCGTCCATCTTTCCTGTGTAGTAGATCCACTTCAGTTTGCGCATACGACGAAACTCATTCTCTTTGCGTTCGAGAATGAGTTTGGCGTCCAAGTATATGTTGAGATACTTGTTGTGCAACTGAGGAAGACGAAGAGACTCAGTGTCAAGTTTTGTCTCGTCAATGATGGTATCTCGTTCAACCATCTCTTTGATCTTTTTGAGATTCATAGTTTAGAAGTATATCACACTATCATGTCTAGTCAAGTAGAATAAAACCGATCCATTGAACTTCTCATCACCTTCATGTGATTGAGAATCGTTTCACTGGACTTCTCCATGTAGAGATCTTTCCACTCCATGCTTTGTTCGGGTGTCATGTTCTCCAGATCAAACCTTCTTGGATCTTGATTGTAGTTTTTGATAAAGGCATCATAGTGCTTTGGATTTCTGGTGTTGGAGTTGTATTCGAATGCAAGTCTAGCATAGTAACTGTGTGCATACCACAATGCAAAACCATTTACACCTGCTTCCAGATAAGGATTGATAACAGTGTCAAGCATAAACTGATCTTGAACAGTCTTATAGTCATATTCAACCTTACCACCAGCAACATACCAAGGGCATGTCATTGGTATGATTGGTTTGTTGGTTCCAAGTCTTTCATTGAACATATGACAGAAAACAACCAGTTCTTTTCTATAGGTTGCTTCTCTGGCAACTATGTTGTTTTTATGAACATCAGGATCATAGCGATTGTAGAACGAAGGATTCAACCAATCACACTCTGATAGAAGTTCTCTATATGCTGCATACTTGTGTTCGATCTCCTGTATCTTTACTTCCAAAGGAGCATTGACCCATGTATATGCATTTGTGGGTGAGGGGTGTGGAAGCCAATACTTCAGCATAGGCAAACCATAATAGGTCCACTTCATCTTGGGAAACTCTTGCTTCATTCGACGAAGTGCCTTGAGCATGACTCGCGTTGCTTCTTGATTTTCTACAGTTCCTTCTCCCTTGTCCAATCCACGGAAGAAGTTACCCTCGTAGTCTAGTTGTCCATAACCCTCTGGTTCCTTGTCTCCATAATACTTTCTAACATTTTCTATGATCTGATCTTCATTGATACTGAGACTACCAGTTTCTTTGCCATGACCAATATCCCAAGATGCATACCAGATGTAATAGGTTTCTGCACCTGCTCTTCTTCTTGCAAATTGATCCATCTCCTCTTCTTGTTCAAGTTTGAGAATGGCATCATACATTGGAGGAACTGGAAACCTAGTTGATAGAACACCGTGTTGTGGATAGAGAATCAGGTTTCGATCTTCCTTCTCTTCTGCTGGTGGTTTACGAAGAAGAAACAAACCAAGATCTTCTCCGTTCACAATTCCATCTCCGTTTAAATCGTATGTTGGATCGTATGTTCCCCATGCAGACAAGAGATCAGGAAGAGTAAGTTCTTCTTCTGGAACTAGTGGAGGAGCAAGTTCTGGGTTCTGTTTGACTTTGACTTGGGTATCACCCTTAAGAGATCTTAGTATTCTAGAGAGCATATATGTTTCCTTTTCCTTCGTTGACACTCAGAGTGTACATAGGTTTTATTATCTGTCAAGAAGAAACTTTAAAGTTTTTTGATTTCATAGTAATCATAAGCAAAGGTTACGTTTGCAGTCCAAGGAGTAAGATCTGTAATTTGACTGTCAAATTCAAATCCACTTACAGATATTGGGAACATATTGTAGAAAGTAACCTCTAGATTGGGATTCATTGCACTATTGGTAATGAATAGTGTTCCTTGAGTAAAATGTTTCTTGGTGTCTTCTAAGATGTCTCTGTGATCATCCATAACACTTGTTCTACGAATCCAGTTTGATATTTCTAGCCAGTTTTCCATGTTTTCATCAACTAGAAATGACATCTCAAGGGGACTAAAAACAACTTTGTTTGCTGGATGCTTGATCAAAGAGAATCTATTTGGCTGTTCTAGAGGAGAATCATAACCAAAACCGGGTAATGTTACCTTTGTAACAAAGTATTCTAGATTGGGCATCTCTGCTATCGTAAAGTTAAAGAAGGTGGGGTAGATATAGTTTTGATTATCTGGTTGTGTTGCCAATGCACCTATGTTTGTTGGTGTTTCTTCTGGCTCAGGATCAGGTGCTTGATATGAAGGTAGTAAAACACCGGGTAGTCTTGATGCCTCTGCAAGTGCAGAAACAACTGGTGGATCATCGGTGTTGGGTGGATATTGACTTCCCCCTTCTGTGATAAGAAGTATTCCTAGATCTGCACCATCAACATTTCCATCTCCGTTGTAATCAAATTCAGATTCTACATTATCTCCCCACTCGTCCAATAAGAGTAGAAGATTTTCATTAGCACCCATGACATAAGCGTGTGCTGATTGCATCTGTTGGATGAGAAACTTATTGGCAGCATCTTCCAAATATTCTTTTGTTGAAACTAATGGCATATGATAACCTTATTGATATTTTATGGATTGGATGGTCCATCAGGATCATCAGTGTTATAAAATCCTAGCCAATCTGGTTCTGTTCCATTGAAATAATCCTTAGTGAATGCCGTTCTAGACTCTTGCCATTGGGTATATGGTCCGGGATTATCACCCGGTTCTGGTGGTTGTCTATTAGTACACGCATCTTTTACCCAATACGACATTCCATGCCAAAAAGCAAGTCCATTACAACCTGTATGCTCAATGTTTCCATCTATTTGATCCCGAAGTAAATCATATGTTGGAATTTGTTTTTTATTGTATTCTAATTGACCTATTTTCCAGTACATACTGCTAACTGCTGGTATTGTTTCCGCTGTTGAACCACTACTATCTTTGAATCTTTGGCATATTTCAACTTGATTATAACAATATTGTTTCGCCATTCCTCTTCGAGTTGTATTATGAACAACCACATCAGAATCATAGCGATCATAACAATTTGGATTAAACCAGTCCATGGCTTCCATGATCCTACTGTTTCTGTCCAAATACTCATTAATCAGTACCTCTTTTTCTTCTTCATTTACACTATACCAGTTTCTACTGTATAGTAATCCTTCCCAGTCAGTCGTTGGACCATGTATTCTACTATTATATCTCACAAGCGGTTCTTGGTTTATAAAAGTAAACCAATAGTGAGTTACAGGAATTCCATAGTGACCTACTTTTGCATTTGGATATAATGCTTTTACTGCCTGAATTACTGAAATGAGTTCTCTTGTTGATTTCTGAAATTCATCCGAATCTATTGGATAGTCATATATATGATGAAAATATGGATTCTCAAAATCAACCATGATGTATGTGCCATCTTCAACGGTTGATCCAATATTTTCGGGGTTTAAACACCATTCTCTAACTGCTCTTAGATTTATTGTTCCTGTGGCATTATTGTCCCCAACAGCCTGATAGATTGGAATATACATATTCCAACCTTGACTGATTAGTGCAGACTCTGCACCAGTGCCGGGCAGTTTATCAAAAAGTAACTTAAAAACAGTTCCTTCTGGTATTCTTGCATTGGCACCAGCAACAACACCTTCTGGTTGTGGTGTTCCTACTGCTGCGTATAAAGGAGTAAACTCTCCCCCATCGTTTGAGGTTAAACCGGGAGATGCTGAAAGATCTTTATCCCAGTTATATTCTGGACCCACTTCAACTTGATATGCCATAGTTCAATCCTCTTTTGTATGTATAAAAAAAGACGGGAAGAGGTTTCCCTCTTCCCGCCTCAAGCCGTGTTATGTGTTACTTATCAGACAGAACCGTGAATCGAATCGACACGGAAGATTCGATAGTATTGATTGCTTCTGATAGAAGTTGCATCAGATGGATCAGCCGAAGAAGCACCGCTGTCGGTGACGAATGGGTTGTTGACAAGACCGTAACGAGTCTTGAATCCAATCTTGGGCTGGAAGGTGTTCTCACCAACTGCACGAACCATCTGTAGTGGAACGTATGGGCAGTAGAACATACCAGCGTCATATGGGCTGTTACCTCTGTAACCAACGCAGATGTAGTCAGAACCACTGACCGAATAAGGATCAATGTAGACCTTGATGTTGCCGTTTAGGCTACCAACGAAGGTGTTCTGAGTGTCATCGGCATAACCGGGAACCGATGGAGTTGGAGTTAGGTTGAGGAAGCCAGACATGGCGAGAGCAGAAGCGACATCTGAGGTGCAGATGACGATGTTACCCTTACCGCGACGAGTTTCCTTAGCAATGACGTTTGCCTCACGCTCGATCTGATAGACGAGACCACGGAAACGCTCTGCTGACCAACGACCATCAGAGTCAAGTTGGATGTCATAGACACCACCAAGACCAGTTAGACCGCCACCAGATAGACCACCAGCAGTCAAACCACCCTTGTTGTAAAGGTCGCTCTGCTGTGCGCCCAACTTGGCGTTGCGATAGATGGTGCGAACAACCTCGCGGTTGATCTCAGCAAGAATCTCAGTGCTGAGAATGTTAGCGAGTTCAGTCTCAGCGTCAAGACCGTGAACAGCCTTGAGATCCTGAGCCAACTCAGTGGTGTACTCTGCCTTGAGGGCGCGAGTCTTTGCAACCACGGACTGACGGTCGATGACGAATGCCATCTCAGCAAATGCATTGCTGGCTGAATCACCAAGAGCCTCTGCTGTACTGGTGGACATACCGCTACCATAGGTGAAACCAGCAGCATTGCTGCTATCAACTGCAAGTAGTGGGTCCATTGTGCCGTTAGAGGTTGCATTGTTGGTGCCACCAGAGTTGGCAAAGTGAGTTGAAGCCTCGTCGAATAGAGCCTCAGTTCCACCCTGATTGATATACTTCGACTTCATGGCGAAGATGAGTCCGGTTGGAGCGTTCATTGGCTGAACACCACAGACATCATAAGCCATCAAGTTTGGCATGGCTCGTCGAACGAGCGAGATGAGAACTGGATCGAAACCATTAACACCATCAAAAGATGCGTTAGAGTCAGCACCCAATCCAGCAATGCTACCACCACCTGAGTTGGTTGGTGCGGCTTCTCTTAGATACTGCTCTTGGTTTTCCAAAAGAATGGCAGTAACATTCTTTCTGTAGTCGTCAGAAATTGCGGGCATGTCGGCATGTTCGAGGACGGGTGCCCACTTCTTTCTGAGTTGTTCGGTAACAAAAGTCTTCTCCATTGAATTTCTCCTTTGTGTATGGATATCTAGTAATCTACCGTTTTCAACCCGTAAAGTTGGTCTGCTTTTGTACGATTGCTGACCGGGTAAGCATATCAGAATAGAACTTCATGGACCCGTTGAGATCAGGCTTACTAGCACCCTCCTCGACAGATTCAGTGATTGTGTCACCCACAATTTCAGTTGCAAGTTCGTTTGATTCTGAAACATGATCAAAATAACTTTCACGAAGAACAGTTAGTTTATCTCTAAACTGATCCTCTGAGTCATACTCAAGACCCTCTGCGAGTGACTTAAGTTTTTCAGTCTCAGAATCAGTTAGACCATTAGAAACCTCATTGAACACATTGATGCATCTTGAAATCATTGCATCCTGCTTCAACGAGATATTTTTCTCAATTTGCTCATTAAGAGAACCCTTGAGTGATTTGATTTCGTTGTTGAGATCTTCGAGAAGATCATACTTGTCATCGGGAACAGTGATGTAGTGAGTTTCAAAGAGAGTCTTAAGACCACCCATGAAAGATTCGGCAATGTCAGCACGAATACCACTGTCGATGGCTAGTTTGTTCTCCTGCATCCACTCCTCAACAACGTAAGAAAGATACTCATCTAGTTTGTTGGCAAGTTCAGTTCTAAACTCAGTCTTGCTTTCTTCTAGTTGAACAGCAAACTCTTCTTTTAGTTCCTCAAGTTCGTTTTCAACACGAACATTGATTGCACTTTCGAAGATGATTTCTGCCTTCTCCTTGAAGTCTTCGGTGAGTTCTTCGCCAGTAAAGAGAGCATCAAGATCTTCCTTGACAGTTAGATCCTTCTTCTCAGCACTAAATGCTTTCGCAGCAGATGGCTTGATCTTTCCAGCATCGACTTTCTTGGTCTTTTTAGTTGCTTTGAGGGTTTCTAGATCAGACTCCGTGTCTGCTCTAGTGGCATCAGGCTCATCAGTCTTTTTCTTTGCTACCTCTGGCTCTTCTGCTTCCTCTGCCATGGCAGTCTCATACTTGATGCCTTCCTTCTTCATCATCTCTTTCATCTCTTTGTAGGACATAGCCTCCATCTTAGCCATCATCTCTTCGATTTCTTCCTTGGTGGCATCTGAATCGGACATCTCCTTCATCATTGCCTCCTTCATGGCTTCCATTTCAGCATACATTTCTTTTTCATCCATTTTCATTTCGGAATGCACTCCTTCGGTCTTTTTCGAAGACTTTGCTTCTAGTATTGCCTTCGCTGTTTCTAATGGGTCTTTTCGAGTCATTGGTTATTACTCCTTATCTTCATATCTATATTTTATATGAGTTTAGACAGGAAATCAGCGAAGGCATACAACTTCGCTTCTTGACGATCTACTTTAGTCGATGCTCTTTCAATCCTGTCACGATACGATTCGATGTGTCTGGGTTGTAGAACACCGTTGTCCCACACCCATTCCTTTCCTTCCATGATTCCTTCGACAAATGCGTTTGGAGCGGAAGGATCAGCAACGATGTCTACGGCAGAAAGCATGAAGTCTTTTTGAACCTCATTGATACCGTTGACACTTTTTAGCGATCCCATTCCGCGAGATGAGACACCAATCTTAACACCCTCATCAATGAGGTTTTTCACGATTTTGCCATATGGTGTGTCTAGGATCTTTGCTTTGCCGGTGATGTTGTTTCCATCTTGCTTTAGTTCTTTGATGATATGGGAAACGCGCTCAAGATTTACTGTTGGACCATCAGGATGTCCAAGTTCGCCCATGGCTCGGTTTGACTCAACAAACTCTTTGTTGTATCGAGCGACTTCTTTTTCTAAAATTGCTTTGGGGTATATTCGACCATTGCGATTCTTCTTCTCAGCCTCCATAAAGACACCTTCAATATGATATTGCTTGTCCTTTTCAGAACCTTCGGTGATCAAGTTGATGTTGTCGTTTACTTCGGTGATTAGTAGCATTTTTGTTTCCTATTACATGCCTCTGTCTGCTTGCTTCTTCTTTCTGAGTTGGGCAATTTTAGCCCTACTCTGAGCAACCTTTTCGTTTTCTTTAGCGATGTCTATATCGACATCTTCGTCGAACTCTTCGTCGAACTCTTCGACTGTATACTCCTTACCGCTAACAACGAAAGTTTTCTTTCCTTCCTTGCGAGCAGTTCGAAGTGCTTTGGAGAATTCGTTGCCTTCAGCGACTTTCTTTTCGTCTTCAGCATCAGGGTCTTCTTTGCCTGTTTTTGTTTCTGTATCAGACTTGTAGTTTTTATCCACATAGTCAAAGAACTTTTTCTTTTCTTCTTCGCTCTTAAAGTCGGCTGGGCTGGAAACTCCGAACTTATCCAAAGCCTTTTTGAAAAACTTTTGATATTTTGTGTCTTCCTCTTGTAGACCTTCTTCATCTAGACCAAGAAGAGCCTCTGCTGTGAGTGCAGTTTTTTCTGCGAGTGCTGGCTCAATTTTTGACATCAATAAATCATTGATGCTCTTTTTTGCACCGCTAAGATTTCCTGCTTCGATTGCTTTTATAATATCAACTGAATTCATCAGATTACTCCCTTTCTTATTCGATCTAGAAGAAACTCCATCATATCTTTATACTGGGTCAACCCACTTCTCATTTGTGTAATAAAGCGAGTTTGGTTCACATTATTTAGGTCTTTTACCATTTCTAAAATTTCTGCTGCTTCTTTTATACTTATGTTTTTTTCTTCTCCAGACTCAAAAACCAAGGATTTTTCTTCTCTTTCTTTCACGATAGAAGCAAGAAGATTTAGTGTCGCTTCTTTTACCTCTTCTTCATCGTCTTCTTCTTTTTCTGTTTCAGGTGGTGCAGGGGGAGGTGTTGGTTTTGCGTCATCTCCTTCGGCACTGGCAGCAGCCTCTGTTGCCTTCTTCTCTTTCTCATTTTGTAACTTTTCAAACGAGCCGTCTTTTATGGCTCGCTCAGATTCTTTTTCTGCTTGTTGTGGTGTTACAAATACCTCATATCGAATACCATCAATATAAGAAATGGCTGGAGCATTTGGACCAGATCCTACTCTCTTGATAATAACTTCTTTGTCGCCAACTGAGTATCTTTTATAGAATACTTCTTTGTCAAAGTTTGGATCAATGATTGGGTCTTCTAGTGTTCCAGCAACAGCAGAAGGATCAGGAACTTCCGCGCCTTCTTCTGATATTGTTTCGGTTCTTTCCTTGATCTTAGAAGACATAATACCAGAAATAACAGAATGAAACTCTTTTTTGAATCCCTCAATATCACCATTCTCTGCTAGTTCTAGTAGTTTTTGCATTAGAATCCTCCAGAAGTATCCTTGATTACACCAAGTTCTCTTTCTCTGACTATCTTCTCGTCTTCTTGTTCGATTTCCTTGTCGGTTTGTCTTAGAATGTTCTTTCGGACCCATTCTCTGGAATAGTAGTCACCAATATGATCCTGAACGTCCCTTAGAATGTTCATTCTCTCAGAAAGAATTTCATACTCTTTCAATTCAGTGAAGTAGGAATCAGTCTGAAAATCAAACCTGATGTATTGTTCGATTTTGAACCACTCTTCTTCTTTCAGTATTCCCTTCAAAATGCACTGTGTTTTCATCAAATTCAAGAAGACTTTACTGAATCTTTGTCTCAGTCTATCAATGTATTTATAGAATTTAAGTTCGTCGCGGGTGATCTCAGATGATCTTCCCATGTTGAATCCGTTTTCTGCTTCCATTCTAGAAGTTGGAATGTTAAGTGCCTTGTAGAGTTTCTTCTGAAAGTATTCGACATCTTCCATTTCGCCTAGATTTTGACCACCATCCAAGGTTTGAATTTCTGTTCCCTTACCACCCTCTCGACGAGGAAGCCAAAAGTCTTCCAACATGGACATGAACTTCTTGTCATCACGAACCTCTCCGGTGGTTGCATCATATGTCAACTTGTTTCTATAACGATTCATCAGATCTCGAACATATGCTTCAGCCTTGTTCTTTGGAAGAGATCCAACGTCAACATAGAAGATTCTTCTCTCAGGCGCGCGAGAAATTCTGTAGATTACAACAGCATCTTCAAGCATTCTAAGTTGATTTAGTGGTTTGATTGCCTTGTGAAGATAACTGATCGTTCTATTACTCAGGGGATCAAAAAGACCAGAGTTGTAATAGCAAATTGCATCTGGACTTAATTTGACGCTGGTTGCATCACCAACATTTTCTGTATAGAGAAAGTATTCCTTTACTCTCTTGATATACTTGACGCCAGATTTTTCATCAGTTTTCTTTTCCACTTCTGCCATTTTCTTCATGCAGATGGGATCTATTGGACGAAGTTCGATGATACCTT